ATCTTTGCTCGTAACAGTGCTGGCATGTATCCGTATGCGGTGCCTGGTGCGCCTCCCCAGATTATGCAGTCTGACTTTGATGGTCGTGTCGATGTCATGCCTGTTTCTGACCCGAACATCTTCTCTATGTCACAGCGCATTGCTTTGGCTCAGACGCAACTTCAGTTGGTTCAGAGCAACCCAGAATTGCATGGCGGTCAACAGGGTCTATATCAGGCTTATCGCAAGATGTATGAGGCTCTTGGTGTCACGAACATTGATTCGATTTTGCCGCCACCTCCGACCCCACAGCCCATGAACCCTGCAAAGGAAAATCAGGAGGCTATGCGCGGTCAGCGGTTGCAAGCATTCCCTGATCAGAACCACGAGGCTCACATTGAGGCTCACTTAGCGATTTTGTCCACTCCTGCCGCTCAAGTTAATGCAACGATTGTGATGACCTTACAGGGTCACATTCAAGAGCATATTGGCTTCATGGCAGAAGCGCAGGCAACTGAGCGCGTGATGTCTGAGATTCCTCCTCAGCAACAGACCATGTTGCAAATCAATCCTGTTCTCATGCAACAGGTACAGAAGCAAATTCAAGATTTGGCAGCCGAGATCATTGGAGAGATGACAGAAGGCTATGCACAAGCAGTTGCTCCTGCTGATACAACTGATCCACTGGTAGCAATCAGACAGCAGGAGCTTTCACTTCGTGGTGCTGAAATTCAAGAGAAGGCACGACAGTTTGAGGAGAAGCAAAACCTTGAACGTGAAAAAGAGCGTAATGATGTTTTGATCGCGCAACAACGTATTGATCAGGCTGAAGATGCTCTTGCAGAGAAAACTCGTGTGGCAGAGAATCGTATTCAAACGCAACGCGATATTGCCGCCGCTAACATTAGGAGCAAGCAATGAGTTCAATTCGTGAAAAAGTCGCGCAGGTGATGAAACAAAAAAAAGTGGAGCGCCGCAATGCCATTGAAAAAAGGAATCAGCCAAAAGACGATCAGCCAAAACATATCGAAGTTGAGGTCGGAGGGGTATCCGCAGAAGCAAGCGGTAGCGATAGCCCTGTCGCAAGCGAAGAAGTCAAAAGTGTCGTCTCCGCGTGGCGCAAGGCGACCAAGAAGAAATCAGCCGCCAAAAAGAAAACCACAAAAAAGAGCTAATGGTGGTATAATAACTGGGTTCTCGCCTATTGCGAGGCCACAAAGATTTCAGGGGATCTTTTGAAGGGCGCGATCTTCTGATTTAACGTCAGAGGAGCGCCCTTTATGGATCCAGCCACTTGTATCGCCGTAGCTTCAAGCGCTTTTAGCGTTTTGAAGAAAGGCTTCGCCATTGGCCGTGATATTGAGTCCATGGCGGGAGATTTGTCGAGATGGATGGGTGCGCTATCCGATCTTGACCAAGCCGAAAAAGAAGCCAAGAACCCCCCTATATTTAAGAAGTTATTTGGTGGCAAGTCTGTTGAACAGGAAGCCATCGAAGCCTTTGCTGCGAAGAAAAAGGCTCAAGCACAGCGCGATGAATTGAAGCAATACCTTCAATATACTGTTGGATCTAGGGCTTGGGACGAACTCATCAAAATGGAGGGGCAGATTAGAAAGCAACGCCAAGAGACGCTATATCGTCAGCGTGAGCGGCGTCAAAAGTTTGTAGAAATATTAGTGATTACATTGGCCATTGTGGCTGGAGTGGCTATTTTGGCTACTTTGGTTTGGCTGTTTAAGTTCAAAGGACAGTAAGATGACACCAGAAAAACTTGATGCTTGGCGCATAGTTCCCCGCCTTCTTATCCTCTCTTACATGGTGGTGTTTTATCAAACATGCACTTGGTTTATGGCTTTGCCTGATCCAAACAACGCGCAAGCAGGCTTTGTGTCTGTAATCGTTGGGGCTGGAGCCGCTTGGTTTGGTCTTTATGTAAACAGCAAATCCTCAAAAAGTGAATGATACATGTATTCTTGCTCATGGTTTACCTTGGAGTTGGGGAAGATAGGCGACTCATTAGCGATAATATGTACTTTCGCAGTGTGAGCGACTGCAACTTTTTTGCCGCAGAAGTGTCTCGCAGGCACGGTTCTTACGAACATTTGTACAAAATGGATAAGCGTGATATGGTAACTGCGTATTGCGTACCCAAATACATTAGTAAGGGCAGTGTAGAGGTATACTAAAATGATCAACTTACTTGGTTCCCTCGTTGGTCCAGTCACTGGGCTATTAGATAAATTCATCGAAGATAAAGATCAGAAGGCTAAACTGGCTCATGAGATCGCAACGCTTGCTGAGAAGCAGGCGCATGAAGCGGCTATGGCGCAAGTTCAGGTTAATGCGGCTGAAGCAAAGCATCGCTCAATCTTTGTTGCTGGCTGGCGTCCATTTATTGGCTGGACTTGTGGTATTGCGCTTTGCTGGCATTTTGTTTTAGCACCATTTGTAATATTCGGCGCAGGTTTTGCGGGGATTGCCCTACCTGATTTACCGCAATTTGATATGAATAGCCTTATGACGGTTTTGCTTGGCATGTTGGGTCTTGGTGGTTTAAGAACATATGAGAAGCAAAAAGGGCTAACAAAATAATGGACGCATTAAAACTTGCAGAATTTCTGCTTAAGGACATTCGTGACCGCCGTGAGAATTATAAAGAGCGGTTGGCGGATGGTGGCTTTGACTCTATGGAGCAAGCCAAACTCATCGTAGGTCAGATACGCGGCCTGAACTACTGTGAGGATTTGATTAGGTCCGCGATGAAGGGTATCGAACTCGATGACTAAAAAACTTTTCGTCCCCGAAAGGGTGGCGGCTACGGCGAAATCTGCGCCGATTTCTGAAGTGCCTGAAAACATCTCTAAGGCATATGACAATCAGCAAGAGATGACAAAAAACAATGAAGACCCATCAAAGATGGAGGCTTCTGCGCTAGAACGGCTCCCACAACCAGTAGGATACCGTCTCCTTGTCATTCCCTACTACATGCCACAAAAGACAAAAAGCGGCATCTACATTCCAGATGCAACTCGTGATCGCGAGAGTTTTGCAACTGTCGCGGCTTATGTTGTTAAGGCTGGTCCTGACGCTTACAAAGACTCGGATAAGTTCCCTTCTGGGCCTTGGTGCAAGGAAGGATCATGGGTACTTATGGGACGTTATGCTGGAAACAGGTTCAAAGTGGACGGTCTTGAGGTAAGACTGATAAATGATGACAATATTATTGCCACTATCCTTGACCCTTCCGACATTTCGTATGTATAATTCTGGCTGGAGATAAAAATGGAAATGAACACTCAAACTGCTGAAGCGCAAGAATCAATCTCATACGAGATTGATGATGACAACGAACAGGCGGGTACCGAAATTGAACAGGAGGCTGCTTCTTCTGAAGAAGAAAACAGTACAATTGTTCGTGATCAACAAGAGAACGAACTTGAGAACTACAGCGAAAATGTTCAAAAGCGAATTAATCAATTAACTGCAAAACGCAAGCAGGCCATGGAAGAGGCTGAGGCTGCGTTGGCTTATGCTAAGTCAATTCAAGAGCAGAATGAGAACATGAAGAAGCGTCTCGCTGAACTTGATCAGGGCTATATGACTGAGTATGGAAGCCGAGTAGAAACACAAGCCGCAGAAGCCAAGCGTATGCTCAAAGAGGCGTATGACAATGGCGATGTGGAAAAAATGGCAGAGGCTCAGGATATGATGGCTCGTTTGGCCATTGAGAAGGAGCGTCTTCGCGTTCAGAAACTTCGTGCAGAAAAAGAAGTTCAAGAACCAAAGCAGGAAGTTCCAACTCAAGCCAAAGCGCCTCAAAAGCAGGATTTAGACCCCAAACTACAAACGTGGATGGGTAAAAATTCTTGGTTCGGCACTGATATGGTGATGACGCGAGGCGCTCAGGCCATTCACGAGCAACTTGTTTCTGCTGAGGACTTTGATCCCAGCAGCGATGAATACTATGCGGAAATTGACAAGCGTATGCGCGTTGAGTTCCCTCACAAATTTCAGGAGAAGCGGGCAAACGCCCAGTCCGTAACTCCTGCGTCTAATGGACGGTCAGCTACCAAAAATGGGCGGAAAAAAACAGTAGAACTTACTGCTGGTCAGGTCAATATGGCCAAAAAACTAGGCATTAGCCTTGAACAAATGGCGAAAGAAGTAGCCAAGATCGAACAGAGGAGATCATAATGACAGATCGTTCAAGCCGTGACTCGCAAACTCGTGAGAGCAAAGCCCGCGTAAAAGCTTGGCAACCCGCAAGCGCTCTTGAGGCGCCTGAGGCTCCTGTCGGTTTTAAGCATCGTTGGATTCGTGAATCCGTGATGGAATACGATGATCGTAACAATGTTCACAAGCGCCGCCGTGAAGGCTGGGAACTTGTCAGAGCAGAGGAATACCCTGACTTTGATGCTCCTGTCCTTGATGAAGGCAAAAACGCAGGCGTAATTGGCGTAGGTGGTCTGGTTCTTGCCAGAATCCCTGAAGAAATTGCGGACCAGCGTAACTCGCATTACCAGCAAGTTACACAACAACAAATGGAAGCTGTGGATCGTGATTGGATGCGTGAAAGCAATCCGAACATGCCAAAGCTAAAACCCCAACGTTCTACCTCTGTGTCCTTTGGTGGCCCGAAGGTAGCTGATAACTAGGAGAAAATAAGATGGCTAATCAAGACGCCTCTTTCGGCCTGCGCCTTTCGCGCTCAGGTAACGGCTCCGACCTGACAAACATGCAGAACAAGTACCGCATTGCTTCTGGCTACGCTACTGCAATTTACCAAGGTGACCTCGTTGCAGTCGTTACCGCTGGTACAATTGAGCGCGTTGCCGCTGGCGGCTCTGGCTTGATTCTGGGTGTATTCAACGGTTGTGAGTACACTGACCCAACCACTGGTAAACCAACTTGGTCTAACCACTACCCTGGGTCAATCGCTGCTTCTGACATTGTAGCGTCAGTAATTGATGCACCTTACGCAGTGTACGAAATTCAAGCAGACGACACCTTCCCTGTTGCTGATCTGTTCGGCAACTTTGACATCGTTGACCAGTCCCCTGTTGGCGATACCAATTCTGGTATTTCCCGCATGGAACTTGATGTCACCACTGGCGCAACAACCGCGACTTTGCCTTTGAAAGCAATCGACATTTCTCAGGATCCTGAGAATAGCGATGTTTCATCTGCAAACACCAACGTTGTTGTAATGATCAACAACCACCTGTTTAGTGCTGGCACTACAGGCTTGGCGTAAGGAGACTGATTAATGGCTATTTCTCGCGCTCAATTGGCGAAAGAACTGGAACCCGGTCTTAACGCCCTCTTTGGCATGGAATACAACCGCTACGATGCGGAACATGCTGAAATCTACGACACTGAATCTTCAG